TCGGAGAACACAGGAAAAGATTGCAGATGATACCTGCGCCACTCCTCGGGAGTAATCGGCGCTGGTAGTCCTGCAACAAATATGCCCTGATCGGCTTCGGCTAAACTAATTGCTTGCACTTATTCCCCGTCTTTCTCTGTGTTATTTTCTTCTGCCGCGAAAGCAAGCTGCTCATCAAGAGCCTCGATTGTTTTTTCCTGCTCTGCGATTTTCTTTTTCAATCGTGCGATCTCTTCATCACGATACGCAATTTGCTCTTTATCAAGAGAGGAACCGCTGTTACCCTCTCTTGCGATCTTCAATTCTTTTTTCAGCATTGCATTTTCAGCTTTCAAGGCACTCATAAGCTGATCCGTTGACATCGCTTCATGGGGTAGAATATCAGTCACAGACAGCAGCCCTTTTGCTGTATAGTATTTGAACACAGAACTCTCCGCTTCAAGCAGAGCAATATCCTCGTCAGAAATTTCAGTAAAACCATTCGACAACATCATGTTGTTTTTCTTGTCAAATTTCTTCTGTGAAAAATGAAACACTTTATTTTTGTCAGATGTTACCCGACAAACTATCATTGCGTTATCACTGTTTTTAACAAATTTGCTGCTCATCTATATCCTCCGTTTGTTTTAAAGAGCACACCCTTTTTACAGGGTGTGCTATTTATTTATTCTTTAAATTGGCTGTCGATTAAGACTGTACTCCGAATCCTTTGATACAGAAAACAGACCTTTCAACAGGAGCCAAAATAGATCCTATTCTTGACATCGCTGTTCTTACAGTTCCATCTCTGTAACCGGGAGCAGAAGGCAGAATCATGTTCTCGATCAGAACCGGAGCGATGATAACATCACTCAGATTTGAAGGCTCAAGAGCTGACTGCCATTCAGGGAACGTAATGAACATCAAGTCATAGTCGTGCGGGTTGCCCGGTGTCTGAGGCATGAGCATCGGATCAGGCATCAACTCGAAAGATGACCAGCCGTTGTCCAGACCTTTAGTCGACATGGTTCCGATGATCTTATTACCGAACTCAAAAGCTGTGTTGATAAAAGACAGCGGAGACTTCTGTACATACGCATCACTGGTGAGGACGAACTTGAGAACTTTATAGACAATCGGAGAACAAGCGATTCTGACCGATTTCGGCATAAAGTTCAGAGACTCCATGATTTCACCGAACATGTATGTGAACGCTTTTATGATCGTTGCTCCAGTGGTAAGACCGGCTGCATTTGAAACCATATCAGTGTCCCAGATGTCGTTCAGCGGAGTTCCGCTGTATGTCTCCATCGAAGAGATTGTCCCTGCAACAAGCGCATCTCTATCAGCGATCTGGTACAGACCGTCAAACTCTGCCGCGCCATAGTAATAGAGGTTGTTCTTCAGCGTCCTGAGCATCAGGTTCGCATACGCATCCCTGTCGCCGATCAATTGCCCGCCGAGGAAATCCCCCTGCTGTCCGAGAACATGCTGCTCGTTCGGTGTTGGTGATTCATAGTCTATGACCAGATTGAGAACATCAGAGATCATAGTGTTTACACGATTTTTTACACCGACAGAAGTGTTGTGCTCTCCGGTTCCTTTTGCTACAGAACTGATACGCGCCTGACCTTCATAAGAGGCTGTGAAAATCTGCACGAGATCCGCCCATATATTCGGAACTGCTTGAGGGCTGACAAGACTTGTTGCGTAGCCTTCAAGAAAAGGCTGCCTGAAAACTTTCTGAATAACAGAAATATTCCAGTACGGAGTTGTCATACCAGAAAGAACGGAGTCATTTACCTGAGAAGCGATTCTCTCAGCAACGAATGTTCCTTTTGATTTGTCATACCATCCGATTGTGGCCATAGAATCGAGAACCTGCTTTTCAGCTTTGTCTCTCTCCAGACCTTTTGACATAAGGCTGTCCACTGTCGCAGCGGCGAGTTTGGCAAGAGTATTGTCAACACGCTTCTCAACAGTCTTTCTTTTTGCATCTTCATTCACGATAAGTCTGGAATCCATTTCTGAATCCGCAGTCGTAAAGCAAAGCGCAGAAGCCATCGTTGAAGGTGTTGCGGGAATACGATGCCCGCCCTTCATGCTCGGATCAATGTCCTTCTGATGACCCATGTGAATCCCATGGATCTCACCTGAATCGAAACTCTGTGGAAAGAGACGATAGAGAAGCGTCTCTGCTCTTTCCCTGAATTTATCGAAGGCTTTCGTTGAATTTACTACCTTGTGTTGTTCCATTATTATTATCTCCTGTTACCTTTAGTCCGCTATCCAGTAAGCGTACAGCGTGATGTCAGTTACACCTGCAGCAAATACAGATCCGACAGGATAAGTAATTCCTGAGCCATCAGCTTCTGTGTTCCATCCGCTGAATGTACTTCCAGTAAGAGCAAGTGTACCTGAGTTAGTCTTCGCTGTGATAGAAGCACCTGGTAAATAAGTATTTGTGTCCACAGGTACAGTTCCACTTGTGGCTCCGTTGTCGTCGTATGTTACAGAGTAAACATCAACTTCAGCTTCGCCAGCAGCACCGTAAGAAATGTCGCCGTCGATCTCAAAACCGACCATACCATTCTCAGGTTCAAACACGACTGCCTGAGCAACGAGCATGTGTCCTGCCGGTATTGAAACACTGTGCTTATCCGGTCCGCCAACTACTACTTTCGGGAAACCTGTAAGAACAGAGATCAGAAGATAGAGATTGCTTCCGATGACGGTTGCAGCCGCAAGAGCGTCCATCCAGTCTTCGAAAGTGTCAATCGCTGTGACTTTCGCTTTGTTCCCTTTCAGAAACGCGAGATAGTCAGCGTTTGACTGGCCTGATTTCTGGCTAAATTTATAGCCAACGATACCACGACTAATCGCTGTGAATTTTGAGAAGGCTGGTATCCCCCAGTTCTGCACTGGATGAGAGATCGCCCATCCCGGCTCATACTTAACGACACCGGCGAACTGATAAACACTATCACCCGGTGCGCCACTTTTGAGCGCGTTTACATCAGTCAACCCTGCATCTTCAAGGAGTCTGATGAGACCATTTCCGAACGGCACTGCTTCAAGATCTGCAGCGTTATCGGTGATGTCGATTGTACCTGATTGTGTGATCGCAGCAACGCGGCCATCAGCATTTCGCATGAGAAAACCGTTCGTAAGTTCTTCCCCTTTCCATGCTTTATTGCCGGATACTGACAGTAAACTTCCTGACATTTCAGTAGGCATAATTTGTCTCCTTTAATTTCTTATCATACTTACTGAAACATTCCGTTCAGTAAAAATGAGTTATCTTTTTCTTCAGAAGCAAAAGACGGAAGAATACTGTCTTTAGTAGTATCTTCTCCGGCTTTCATATCAATACCGAGGTTCTTCTTCACAGCCTCATCAATCTTGGCCGACATACTGTCGGTTACACGAGTGATAATAGCTTCAAGCTGTGCAGCGGTAAAGACAGCAGAATCTTTTGTTTCTTCAGATTCTTTCTTCTTCGCTGCCTCCTCTTCGTCTTTCTTCTTTCCGTCTTCGTCTTTCGTCTTCTTTTCATCTTCATCTGCTTTGTCAGACTTGATACTATCGAAAGTCGCCTGAAGATCAACAGCGTCGCTACTTACACAAAGTTTGTACAGAGACTTGATACCTTTCGATACCGCTTCTTTTTTCTCCAGAACTTCTTTTGGATAATCAAAGCAGTCTTTTACTGTATCAGCCAGAACCTTTTTCTCTGGTGAATCTGTAAGAGCGTTGACAAGAGACTCAACTTTCATTCTTCGTGCCGTCTTTTCTGAATCGGAAAGGCCGCTGTAGCCATTTAAGCTGTCCATGACAAGGGATGATAACTCATCCTGCGGTGACGTTCCTATTCCCAGAAAAGATAAAATACTGTTTTTGCTCATTACTTTATCTCCTTGCTTTATTTTCTCTACAGACTTTTGGTCTGTAAAAATTAAACTATCAAGAACCGCAACGGCTGAACCGCCTCGTCCCTGACGTGTTAATGCTAATCCTTGTACTTCCTGAATCTCCTCTAAGATATAATCATAGTCCTTCCCGAAGACCGGGGAAACCTTTGAAATATATTGTGCAGAGGTTTCTTTTGCGCCTGTGTTATAATAATCGACTGCATCTTTTGTATAGAAAGCAATCTCACTTTTCAATGCAACCTCTTCATTCTCCAGGACGACAACTTCAATCATGCCGCCAACGACACCTTCAATCACCTGCTGAATGTTATCAGCCGTAATAGAGTTCGGGTGTTCCTTCGTGAGCACTGCATATTTGAATTTTTCTTTCGCGTTGACGAGAACCGAAGCTGGCCTGTACTCTTTATAAA